TTCAACTTGTTGTTGAATAAGTTTTTGCTGTTCTACAAATGACTCTTGTTGGAGTCTTTGTTGTTCAGCTTGGACAGCGTCTAGCTTTTGCTTTTGTTCATTCCAAACTTGCTGTTGTCTTACATAACCAACTGGATCATCTTCATATAATGCGTTCCAATCTGGCTCTTCGCCTAAAGCACTATTCAACTGTGCTTCCATTTTCGGTAATAACTGCGAATAGATCGCATCCCTTTGCTCTAACTCTGATTGTTTCTGCTCAATAGTTTTACGCTGCTGAGAGAGTTCTTGAGTTTTACGCGTATAATCTTGCTGACGAGAATATCCGTTGACGAGTTCCTCTTGCGTGACTTCTACCTCTTGGCCATCTACCTTTACGGTAAATGTTTGAAGTTGCGGAGCTTCCTCTTCAACATCTGTATGTTCATCTTCAACCTCTTCGCCATCTTCCAACTCATCTATAATTTCTTGATCTAATTCATCTTCAACAAATTCAGAATCATCTTCAATGACTTCTTCTTGTGCCACATCTTGTTCTTCTAAAACATTCTCAACATTATCCTCTTCAGGTGTTAACATGCTTTCAAACGCAGACGCAGCTAATTCTGTGTCGCTTTGTAAAGCAGTCGGTTTTCCGTTATTGCTCATAAATACTCCTTAAATGTATTTATAAGTATTTTATATCAAGAATGTGTGAAAAGGGAAGTATTAACCAATATTTCTAATTTTGTTAATATTTGCTTTTGTCAGCTTTCCTTTCTCTGCAAGGATGCGCAGATGTCTTTCAACCTCTGGCAATAGTAATAAAGACCTGTGTAAGTCTTCTCTGATGTTTACATCTTTTATATCTCTGGAATTTAACCAATGAGTTATGTACTCATTTTTTAAGTTTTCCATAGCATTTTTAAAGACATCTGATTTAAGTAATATTTCTGCTTGTTCTGCCTGTACGGCTTCTTCGTGTGTAATAGACATTATCTAAATAAGTTTATAGGTGGTAAAGATCCCCTAGACATTGGTCTGCCGTAAGCGCCCTGGCTTTCCATTCTATAGTCTTGGGGTTGTAGTAAAGACTGTGGAGGTGTTTGTATTGGCGCTCCTGGTATTTCTGGTTGCATCAATAGTGAAGGAACTTGTATATGCGTTTGTCTTGCAGGAGGCGCTATGGGCGGTGCTATGGGTTGTGTTATGGGAGGCGATATTGGTACTGGAGTTTCTCTTGGTTGTTGAGATATACCACTAGCCATAATGTTTGCTATAGGCTGTTGTATAGACATTGGTTGGTCAACCCTTGCCATAGCTTGTTTTTCTACAGGTAAATAGTTTGGCTTTGGTGGCATAAAATAATTACCAGAGTATGCCATTGGAGGAGTTTGTTGGAAGTTTGGGATCTCTCCCATTTGTCCTAGTCTTGTTTGAAAAGCGCCTTTACTCATATTAGCCTGTTATTAATCTATCCATTTTTTCGTCTAGTTTATCTAAACGGTCTATAACTCTATCTATGCTTATTGCAAATTCCTCTTTAGTAACGTATTTGCTAGCAACCTCTTCCCGAGTCTTGTTTACCAGTATATCAATTCTTTTGGTTTCTGTCGCGTTAGACCTAATGCTATGAATGATTGGCATGATTACAAGTGTAATCATTACGTTCCAAAATAACAATGTGGTAATGTCCATCATCAGTAGCTCCAAATGTGAGGTCTTGGCCTGCCGTTTGCATCCTTAGATATATCCAAGTGTATAAACCTCGCATCTCCTTTTTGATTAACCCCAACTCCAGTAAAACCATAGTCAGTAGCTTTTGATAATACTTGTAAAGCCTGGTTGCCTCTTAAATATATGTCAGCTGCTAAACCTAAAGCGTGCGTGCCTGGAGCGGATTTATTCTTTTCTATAGGATGATCTGCGCATCTATAACCGCTTGTAATCTTAAACGGAAATCCAACTTCTGTTCTCAGCAATTGTAGCTTATCAACAAGTTCTTTTTCAATCTTGTTTTCACCACAATGCTTGCAAGCGAACTCTTCTAAACTAAAATTCTCCCAAGTCATTTTGTTAGCCCCTTTGTCTTTTCATAAGATCTCATTCCGCCAAGACCAAGCATACCCATAAGGACAGGTAGCATCGTTGATGTATCTGCTTGAGGTACAACAATACCAAAAGGTGCAGCGAGAGGGCTGATTAAAAAGTTGACTGCAAAACCTGCAACACATATCCATGCTGTAGCTGGTCGCCAAGATGATTGAAACCAATTACCCTTGGCCTCTTCTTTGTTGACTTCTATTTGTGCTTTTGCTATTTCGTGAACATGTTTTTCAGACATGGTTGCAATTTCGTGTGCTATTTGCTGTCTTTTATCTGCGTCTGGAATGACCTTATTAAGTATCTTCGTTACTGGTTTTATCAGTTTTTCTATCATTGTGTAATCCTATAAAGTATTCAGCGTCCACCAAAGCCAACGGCTTGGTTCTGTTTCTCTTTATTATAACCAAAGGTTCATAACCTTTACAGTTTTCTTGCGATTGTTCGTATGCTTTCCACACGTTTACCGCTTCTTGGTTCTTACACTCTATAGAATATGGAAACTGTCTTCGGGATAGAACTCCCATGATGACATCTTCTCCATTAGATCCCATTGGCCTGGATTCAAGATCTTCTGGATCAAAGCCCAATAGTTCAATGAGTTTATCTACAACCCATTGTTGTAAAGCTCTGCCTTTTGCCTTTGCAGACGATGGCCTCACTTTTTCTTTTTCTTGTACGTTACTTTTTTACCAGCTTTTTTAGCTGCTACTTTGGCTGCTTTCATACCCTTTGATGTGTATGAAAATTTTTTATTTCCTACTTTTGGCATTTTTTTCTCCTTGTGATTTTAAGAACTGTTTATTTGCTTGTCTTTGTAAAGATCTTTCTAAAAGTTTATCTATTAATTTGGCTATTTGCTTCACTTGCCCTTTTTCATCTTATTACTTATCCACATGTTTTTAACAAGTGATGGTTTTTTACCAAACTTTTTATCTGCTTGTGATTTTGCAGAAGAGTAACCTTTCTTGCCTTTTAAGGTTGTCTTCTTGCCTTTGTATTTCATATCCCATACGTCTACCATTTTTTACAACTCCAATATCTTGCGGTTAATTTACTAGGTGGATTAGTATCACATTTATGCCTAGCGCGAAAAGACTTACGCCTTTTTGGTTGGTCTTTTTTTATGGTCATTTTAGGATCTCCAAATCTTATCAGTCTAATCTTTTCACCAACTTTTGCTAGCACAGCAAATTTCTTAGACTTTCCTGGTGTCCTTTTTGGTTTGTTATAACCAGCGAATCGTTCGCCTCTATATGTTAATGCCATTAGTGTATTGCTCTTTCTTCAAAATATATTATTTCTGCATCTTGAGTGACCTCGCCTCCAGACATAAGGGACATTATCTTTAATGCTCCTGCTCTGTCTTTTGCTCGTATCTCTTTACCCACATAAACCATGTCGTCAACAATTACCTCAATATCAAAAATTTTGTGGTGGGACATTTCCTGTAAATAATCCTTGAGCTTGATCTTTTGCACTTTGCCTCATGTTTTCTCTGTCTCTTTCCATAATAGCATTTATTTCTGCAACATTGATCTGTGCGCCGTATTTAGCTTGCATTTCCACAACCTTAACTTTAAGTTGCGCCTCTTCAATATCTCTTTGTCTGTCATCGTCCATGATAATCTTCATTCTATCTGTTTCAGCGTCAATCATAGCCTTCTGAGCAGTAACCTGTGCCTTCTGCATCTCTGCTTGAGCGAGCATTTCCTCTGGTGAGGGCTTACTATCTTCTTGTTGTTGCGGTGGCATAGGCGGAACTTCTGTATTTATGAAAGATGATGAGTCTTTAAAGCCAGCCATTTCTATCATTTTGGTCAAAGTGTTAGCATATTGCTGTAATGATACCAATGGGTTTTGAGGCCCTAGTAATTGCATGATTTGCTCTTGTTTTTGCGCTACATTCTGTAGAACTGAGAACTTTTCTTGGTCTGAAGACTTAGATATAGCTACATTTACTACGATATCCTTGTCATTATCCCAGTATCTTGGATCTACTGGCACGAATTTATTGTTTAACCTGTACACATCTTGCGCATTTTGGTGTTTTATCACCAGGTTATTAACAGTCTTGAACATGTCTTTGAGTCCACCCTCTGCAAAATGTCTGCAAATAAGTTCTACTCTTCCTTGTGCGCCACTCATAGTAGCCGATACAGCTTGTGAGGTGCTAGATTGTAGAGCGTCTGCGTTAAGGCCAGCTGATGCTTTAGATACGCCAGTTCTATTTTCCTTGGCTTCGTCCAAATACCCTAATACTGGGAACGCTTCTTTACCCACAAACGGCACAGCAAATGGTTGTACCATTCCTGGCGCACGCATCCTAATAGGTTGCCCTATGTCGGTGTTTAGTACATCGTCGATGTTTACTTGTCCTTCAACAATACCCATGCGTGGGAAGATTGAATGACCTAGCGAGTCTAACGTATCACGCATGATTTGTGACTTAGCAGCTTGGATTGGTTTTAGGTAATCAGCAGGACATGATCCTATTGCTGTGTGTGGTTCTGGATCTGGACAGAACATACATATTGGTAGTTCGTCCCAAGGCTCTACGTTTACAACATGTATGCCGTTGCCAATGGTACATACCCTAACTCTTTCGTCTATGCCGTCTCCGTCATAATCATAGAATAAGTAATGCTCTACATATAAAACATCTTTCCCGCCTGAATCCCCGCGGTTTGGATATATCATATTGTCAAATGGGTTTCTTGCTTCTATCTCTTCGTATGCTTCTGGATCTACCGCACTTCCGCCGTAGCCAGCATGTTGTTCTACTTCGTCCTGGTCGTAACCCATTGCAACTAAATCAGATACAGACTTAATCATTCTGTGAGCAACATAAGAAGAGGAGTCAAGATCGCGCGCGTGCCTAGATAGCAATACCTCTTCTGGTGGTATAGCCTCTATACATACTTGGTTCTTTTCTTTCAGTCTTCTGATGGTAAGATCATAACTTGCTGGTATTTCCTGGGTGACTTCCTCACCGCTCATAGGATCTATCACAGTCATGCTTTCCATTGTGATTGACTCTTCTACAATTTCCACGTCTTTGTCTATGATTAATGCCTGGTAAGATTGCGGATCTAAATTTGTATATTCGTGTGTGGTAGCAACAATGCTGTCATCCCAGAATACTTTTACAAAACCAGTTTTTCTAACTAGCGCATCTTTAAACGCATCATACAAAACTTGAAAACCGTTATTTTTTTGTTGGATAATATAATTAATATAATCAGTTTGCTGTTCGGCAAGTTGGATATCCTCTGGACCTTTAGGTACAAACTCTACAACTTTTTTAGTGCCAAAGAATGTACGCATGATAGACGGCAACATAAATAATATGCTCTCTCTAACATCGGTAGATATGAACTCTGACTGTAACGAGCTAGTTCCCTCTGGCGAGTCGCCTAAATAATATTCTGTTGATTCAGCTCTTTCCGCGCCAACCATGTGTATAAAATCACTAGCATCGTCCATCTCTGATTTAAGAACGCCTGCTAGGGTTTCTATGTTATTGTCATCTATATCTTTTGCCATAAATTATCCTATTCTGATTATCCTAGACTTCAGTGGTTTTTTGAAATTATAACCTAAAAAGTTAACGCTTCCACCAAAACTTGCAGCGGAGGATGCCATGGTCAATGCAAGAGCATCTGCTTTGTCTGGCGATTTAATCCCGCGCTTGCGCATTTCGTCTTTGGATTCTATTTTTATTTTACCAGTAGAAGTGTATTTATAAAGCGGTGCAGCTAGTTCTGCGACTAGCTCGTCATCGTGTGGCAATCTGCAATCACGTTGCGTTAGCCAGTCTTTAATAGCAAACCATAATTCCGCACGCAAGTTTAAATAATTTTTTTTGCTAGAGGGTGCTTCAGCGACATTGACTCCGCGCACGGGTAAATTTTGTTCAGCCAATCTATCCACCACGCCTGCGCCAAGTCCGATTACATCTATCAATATTTCTTGTGGTCTTTCAATGGCGGTACATTCATCAAATTTATTTTTTATCACGCCACACAATTGCATAAGATCCATAGACTTAAATGACTTGATACTCATTACATGGTTTCCCTGGCGTATACACAGCGCAGAGTTATCACCGCCGAATCGCGCTACATCTAGTCCCCAGATAATCGGTGCGTTAGCAGTTAGCGAGACATCCCTATCAATCGCTGACTTAACCAATCCCATTGGTATTACAGTATCATCATCCGCAGATGGAAACTCGCCCATCACCTCCACGCGCGCGACGGTGGAATCTTCGCCGTACTGCTCAATCATGGTTTGGAAGAGCTTTTGGTCTGTGCCTTCTACAGTTCGCGAGTCTATCTGTTCGTTTTTCCAGAAGGATTGCTTGGAGTTAAAGCTGTCGTAGAATGGCCCAGTGTTTCGGCGCGGGTTGGAGAAAGTGAACCAATACCTATCGCGCGTGGGTTCGGAGAAGAAACCTTCGGAGACGGAGTAGATAGGAGCGGGGATACCCGAAGCTTCATCCATAATCAAACATACGCCGTATGATGAGTGGATGCCTGCAAACGCATCTGGGTTTTCCTCGCTCCATAACTGTGCTTGCGCGTAGTAATAACCAGTATCTATCTTAAGGTCATTAATCAGCGCATCTTCAAACCATTGTGCGGGTTTAATCGTGGTGGCAGTCTTAGTAAACCAATGAGAGTTTATAGACAGCGTGAGCCATTTGCCAAGTTCCGCCCATGTTCTTGAGCGGAGCTGTTGTTCGGTGTTAGCGGTAACGATAATGGTTGACCCCAGGCGCGTGGAGAGCATCCATAGAATGATCCATGCGACTAATGCAGATTTACCAATACCACGACCTGATGCTACGGCTAGTCTAAACATCTCTGGTAAATCTAATACGTTGTTACGCTCAATGTGTATTGCCATTTCTCGCAAAATTTTCTCTTGCCACTTTCTTGGTCCTTTGAAGTCTTCAAGGGGGGTGTCTTTCTGTCCCCATGGGAAGACATACTTAACAAAGTTTACTGGGTTGTCTTTGATTGGTCCTGACCATAGTTCGGTCATGAGTTCTTTTTCTAGTTTTACGCCGTATTTCATATATTAAAAAAAATTAAAAAATTTTAGTTGAGTAGTTATACATATATCACCACCGCCACACAATCAAAGGGGGGGGTCAAATGCGATATTTTAAGAGCTTGCATTAGTTAAAAAGGGAGTCTAAAAAACTAAGCCCGCATCTAACCCCGTTATTCATTCGCGCCCTCGCCCTCGCCCTTGGCGCTAGCGCTAACTGTAGGCGCTTGAGTGCGCTCTGGGAGCGCTTGCGCTGGCGCGTGTTCAATGATTCTTTCGCGTGCTTGCGTGAGTACATCGCCCAGATTGAGTTGATGATCTACAACCTGGCGATCGCTCCAATCTTCCGGGGCGCGGTTGCGGAGATAGAAAGAGATAGCATTGAAGTTCTTGTCTTCTATTGTTTCCATGAGTTTTGATGTTACAAATGCTAGGCCTTTGCTCTTTCCTTTGTCCAAAGCTTCCGATATTCCCGAGTTTTTCTTTTCTCTGTATTTGTTGAACGTGTCCCAACCAACGCCCAAAGACCGACAAATATCCATTACTCCCAACCCTTGAGAAGCTAAATGTTCTACTCTATCTGGGTCAATATTGATTGGTTTACGACCTCTTTTTTTTGGTGTTTTTACTTCCATAATCCGATTAATTATAGCTTATAAACCTTTTATTTAACGGATTTATGTATTTAATTGCATATATATTGAGTATAAGTGTTGCTATTTGTGTTAATGTATAGTTAAATACAACAACTAGGCAATTAAGCCTGGCATACTTTGGAGAAGTAAACATGACACACACGATTAACTTAAATGACTACTTGGCAAATTTATCAGATAATAAATTATCTAAAATATATGAAGATTTAGTAGAAGCAGATATGCAAGATATTAAATTAGATTGTAAAAATGAGATAGGTTATTTTTCTAAAGATTTTGTATTTAATGAAATGGAATCAAGAGGGCTAATTATTTGGTCTGATGAGTTAGAAGACTAAACCAACCCCCAACCCATCAAGCCCGCTTATGTGGGCTTTTTGGGTGTAAGCAATAACGCTTGCATACTTTGGAGAAGTAAAATGAAACTACATCACACAGAATACAAAAAGAATTACAAGAATTATATTCTTGAGTGCATAGAGAATGAAGACGGACTAATTGGAAAAAACCTATCAGATGATGAAAAGATTAATTATCTATTTGAAAGGTTTTATTCAGAATATGGTTTTTTAGTAGAGAGACAAGGCAAACATTCAGCAATGACTGATTGGTTAAGCGGTCTAGCAATTCATATCCCTTATACATACGCCGACATTATAGAACTAGCCATTGATATGGGATCAATAGACGATAACCCAAGCGAAGCCTTAGAGGATAGAGTTATAGAAAATTACTTTTCTTTTATGGCTAATATCATTTTATCTTTTGAAACCAAAGAGGTGGCTTAAATGAGAATAGGAAACCTAAAAACATCTATAGAACTTAAAAAAGAAGAGGGCAAAAGAACTGCTTTATACAATGGAAATGAA